GCCCGTGCTCGTAATGGGGTCTGGGGTTGCGACAGCAATGCCAAGACCGCTAATCGAGGTAATGCCCGGAATCACGGTCGCCGCACTGAACAACCCTGTTGTGGCGTCATACCCCGTCAAATATTCGTTTGTGACTGGAGTGAACGTCTGCGGCATGAACGCAGGGGCGTACTCAGTCCCGTTGTAGACAAGCGTCTGCCCCGTGGTCGGGGGTGTGGCGCTTACCATAACGTTGTAAATCTCGTTGGCGCTGATGATGCCGCCGCCCACGAATGTCAGCGACGAGCCCGTGTCCACCGTCATGATCGCTTGGGTGTTGTCACCCGACGTGATCGCAGAAAACGAGCTACCGTTCGGCGTATTTGCGGGCTGCGTACCGCTTGCCTGCGTCTGCTGGAACGTGTTGAACTGGTTCGTTACAGTGCTGACGCCAGTCTTGAGGTTCGCAAGCTTGGTGTTGATTTCCGCAATCGTGCCGCCAATAGAATCAAAGGCTTCGGCAACATCCTGCCCCCGCAACTCGCTGGGCAGAGCCGACCGTATGCTGTTAAGGGTCGGGTAAAACGGTGATGCGGTGTTCTTCGGAGCCATCGATAATCCTCACTATGGAATAATCGGCGGCTTAGAAGTTTGAAAGTCCCGTCACGGGGAACACCAAATCTTTGCGGGCGCTGACAACCATGTGCGTGAGCAGCATCGCCGAAGCCGCGACTCCTTGGTACAGGAAGGAACAACGGTTTCCGTGGACTTCCAGCCCGATATTGTGGTCTGCGCCCGCATCCGCCAACTGGAGGGTGAAGGTAGGCAGAGGCTCCCACGGGTTGTTCAAGGCGTCCACATAGGGCGTGATTATCGTCTCCCCGAGCCCGACTGCGTGGAAGCTGAGGTAGCAGAATAGCTTCTGGTACAGCGCCAACATTGGCTGCTGCTCCGTGTCGTGGGCGAAGAAGAAATACGTCTGGTATGCCCACAGAATGTTGCCGTAGTCCGCGTCCACACAGTTCCATGTCGTTGCGGTCGGGGTCACAGGCGGGTAATTCGCGAAATCCTGAATGTACAGTTGTCCGAAGCCCTGAGGACCGCTGATGCCGCTGTATTGAAACGCAGTCGCAGCGATGACGTTGCCCAGAGGTGCGGGCAGCGTCATGGTCACGTTCGTGCTTCCGCCCTTGACACCGAGAGCCACGAAAATCGCAGCGCCAACGGTGTAGCTGCCATTGTTGTTTGAGGCGAGAACCGAGAAATAGGTGTTGCCCTTGTCATCACTCACGGTGATCTGACCAGCCGTAACGCCCGGCCCGACCTGTGACACGGTGACAATGATGGCTTGTCCCGCAACGACTGAAGGCAGGTTCACGGTGTGCGGACCAGTGCCGATACTACCGCCGCCGAAGCTTCCAGTGAACACAATGTTTGGGGTCGTGGTCGTAGCAAGCGTGCAGGCGACATTAGCCCAGAAATCCACACCAATGCCTATGTTGGGACAAGACACGTCGATGGTCGCATCGCTGGTGAGCGACTGGGTGAAGGTTCCAACCTGCGTTTCAGTCATTCCTGCTGGAGTGGTAGGCACACCCTCGGCATTCGTGACGTAAATAAGCAAATCCGTTGGAGAGGCTGGAGTGATGCTCAACGTCTGGGTCGATCCTGTTCCAGTATTGCTTGCCGAAGCATCAAAGCTGACAGGACCAACTGCACCGCCGCCGAAGGTCATGACCTTGGCGAAGCCGAGTGGAGTGCTGCGGGTGCTCATCTGCATCGAGTTGATGGGGATGCTCATCTCGCACCATTTTTGGCATAAATCTGTCGAAATGACCTTCCCTGTGTAGCTCGAAACGTGAACTGGATCGGGCACGTTGTAAGCCGTGTCCGCCAGACGGGAGTTCATCGTCTGGGTGAACGAAGGGTTGATGCTCACCCCAGTCGGGAAGCTCATGTATAGCTGCCGCTGAATCGAGTCGTAAGCCATGCAGGAGTTGACGGCTGCGTTCCAGTTCGTCTGCTCGAAATCTTGGGCGACAGGCTGTGAAATCTTGCGGGGTTGCTGACCCTCGAAGATGTGCACACCATGGCGTCCCATCCACCATGCGATAGATTGACCCGTACACACAGCATCAGGGCCGCTGCACGAGCATTCTTTGGCGAACATGGTTGCAGACCACTGCGAAGGCGTTTGACCGTTGGCCTGAATGACCGCCAGATCACCATCTTGATCCGTGATGGCGTACAGGAAGGCACGCTGCAAGAAACAGCCAGTGATGAACGCTGGGGTGTCGATACCGACGATGTAACCGTTCTCGTTGTCGTAGCCAAACTCGTTGTCGATGTACGAGGTGCGAAGTTGGTTGTTGAGCACGGGCTGCTGAGCATCGATTTCCTGCAAGTCACGAATTGCGATAGTGAAGTTCGTGGTTGCGGTTCCGTCCAGCGTGAAGAAAAACACTGTATCCGAGGGGATGCTGTTCGGCATGGATGCGTTGAAGGCATTTCCCAGCCAACTCATCGCAGAGGTGAACAGGTTGCACGCAATCGTAGCCTTAGCCAACAGACCCGCTGTTGGGGAGTACATCTCGAAGATCAAGTTACCAGTTGGGGAACCGCTGACCACCGCTCCGTTGAACCGCTGGTAGTAATTGCGATTTGGCAGGAAGACGGGTGCACCGTAGTAGTCTTGGTAAGCAGGCTGACTCAACATGCAAGTCTGCGTGTGGGACGAGCCGCTGCTCATGTTGTATGTCCAACCGAAGTTGTCTGGGGCGACAGCCAAAGTACCGTTTCCATCTGGCACGAAGCCGTTGTATGAGGTGGTACTGTTCCAGCCCGGAGGCTGTACGCCCGTAAGGGAGACCGTAGGGGAGCCCCCCTGCATTCCCATATTGTTCAATTGGTGATTCGGGTAATTGTTGAGTTCGCCCCACCAGACGAGTTGCTGGTTGTACTCGATGACGCCGAGACACGGAGGCAGAACAATTGTGCTGGTCAAATCGCCGTAGTCCTCACCCACGGCGTCGATACCGGGGCCGACGAGGATGCCGTCTTCCAAGGCTGCGTCAGAGAAGTCCTGAATAATTTTTGTAGTCGTGTTGTCGTTGATTATGGTGCCCAGCGAGAGGACGGGGCCGTTTCCAGCGGAGGCGGGAACTTGTCCTGCGCCCGTCACAAAGTACAGCGCACCGTAGGCTGGAGTCCATGCCACACCTCGGGCAACGGTTCCCGGTGGGCCGATTGGGAGGGTGACTTCGGCGAATTGAGTTCCACCATTCAACTGAACGTAAATCGGGTAGCCTCCGGGTGTCGCACCGTCATCCTCGTTGATGAAGAAGACGAACATGTTGCGCGGCCCGCCCGCAATCTGGGTGTTGGGCTGAACTTGAAGTGTGTGAGTGCCCGTGTAGGTGTCGTTGAATCCCGCTTGATACCAAGTGATGCTGTTAGGGGTCGTGCTGGTGTCCACGCTCAAGACTTGGAAGCCTTGCACGATTCCTGACGCCGAAGATTGTGTGCTTACAGCCGAACCACTGGCTGTAGGCGGAACCGTGGTATTCGTTTGTCCGGGCGTCGGGGTCAGTGATTGCTGCGTGTTCAAGGAGCCGAAGTAGTCATACACCGTGGCGTCAGAGACGGAGGTTGCAGTGTTATCGACTGCGTAGTACACGAACTCCGTGGTGCTGATGACCTGAGTGACTTGCACCCATCCCGAGGGATAAGACTGAGTAGAAGGCGTAGCTGTACCCGTTGTGGTTGTACCGCTACCCGTTGGCCCGTTCCACGAGAACTGATAAGACCCAGTTCCGTTGCTGTTGATGGTCGCTGCGGTGATGACCACCGTTTGACCGTTCCAACCCGTAGGCTCTGGGTTACTCACAGAGGTGAAGCCGTTCAACTCGATGCTTTGACCCACGGTGAGGGTACTGTTCTGCACCGTGATGAGGGCTGTACCGTTGGAGCTAATCAACCAGTCGATGATGTTCGATGCGACAGGCGGCTCAAGGAACAAGTAGTACCACGAGCCAATTGGCATCGCTTCGACAGCGGTCGGCAACGTCACATGGATGTTGCCAACACCATCGCCTTGCACCTTGGCAATGCCCGGCCCAATGGTGGGCTGAATCGGGTAATCCACGCCGCCGATCACGTTTGCCATGATGAGGCGACCACCACCTTCCCAGTTGACGTAATTCCACTCAACGCCGTAAGTGCCGGGTGCTGCTACGTTGATGGTGATGTTGTTGTCGTAGATGTCCACGCCGCCGTACTCCGTGGAGGCGTTCATTGCGAAGAGGAGCGGGTAGCCGTTCAAGGCACTGACTGTGTGGGGCTGCGGATTGAACGGATTCGCAGGCCCACCGTTGTTGGACGAGGAACTTACTAACGTGATGCCCGAAGCGAACCCGATCTGGAGTCCGTCATCGTTCAAAATTCTGAAGGTGTAATTTCCAGCGACGGGGAAGCTCATGTAACCGCTGATGACAGCGATAGAGTCCGTACCTGCCCCCGCGTAAGGAACAAAGGTGTTTCCGTCCCAGTTTCCTGAGGAATTCACGCCGTAGAACGGCCATGGATTCGGAGCACCACTCGGGGCACCCGGTAAGAAGTCCCCATCGGGAGTCCCGTTGGGGTTCATCATCATGGTGATGTCTTTCGGGAACGTGGCGGTCGCAATAGCTGCTGGTAACACCTCGTTGTAGCCATCGCCCGGATAGTCAAAATTGAATGCGCCGTTGTTGGCGTGCGGGTAGGTGTAAAAGGTGATTACTGCGCCTTCGATGAGTTGCGCTGCTGTCCCACCTGTTGCAGATGACGGGTAGATAGCTTGGAACAACTCGTTGGGAGTGAACGGCACTTCACCAGAGTTCGGCACAGCGGCGTTTGAGGTAGCCTGTGTGTCGCTTGGGGTGACATACCACCCAGCCTGAATCTTGGTCGGACTACCGACGCTCGTACCCGCCAAGAACGCGGTGACGATGTTGTTGTCACGGGTCAGCGGGATCGAAGTTGCGTAAGCAAACGTTCCGCCGCTTCCCACGTTGTTCACAGTGGTGTGCTGAATCGGAATCTTGAACGTGTCGCCGCTGATGACACTTTGGATCGCTACGCCGTTTGCCCACTGCGGGCCGTTGGGGAGCGACCATGTGACGCCGTAGATTTGTACGCTGAACCCAGCGGTCAAGCTCACGCTGCTTGACAGGAGCACGGTAGCGGTGGTGTACACCGTCTCGCTTCCGAACTTACCGAGACTCACCGTGATAGGGTCGGAATAAGTGATGCTCGTGATGTCAGGCCCGCCGACGTAGGTGGGGGTGTTGATGATATTCGTGGGGCCGATGTTCACACCAGAGACGGAGTACCCGCCGCCCGGAGCATCGGACGTTACACGCCACGTGTGACCCAGCGCATTGACGTACCGAGGAATATCGCCGCCCGCCGCTTGTGCTGAGGTGAAGGGCGTGGTAAGCGAGAGAGAACGGAACGCCATGAAGAAGTGATTGAATGCAGCTACGGCCTTGAAGCGGCAGCCGGGGGTTGCGGTGCCGAGTTGGACGCTTGTGCCCGACTGAACGTTGTTCGACCAGAGGGTGCCATTTTCGTACAGGATGATGCAGTTTGTCTGTCCCGTGCTCTGAGGGAAATCCAGATGGCTCAGCACATCCGCACCAGAGGCGAGTGCGGCATTGAGGCTGTGAATCAATGCAGGACGGGTAGCCACATACTGCGCCCCGAAGAACATGTCAAGGCAGAATGGCGACGTACCAGCGGGGGTATTCCCAGCCGCTATGTCGCTAACTTTTCCACCGAACAGGCTCAGGTCGAGACTGAATGTTTTCTCTGCGTTAATCGCCATTATTTACTCACTGGGATAAGCTGCTGACCCGCGATTCCGGGGCCGAAAATCTGGAGCACGAAGTAGTGAGACGAGTCGTACCCGCTGGTGTTCACCCACACGCCGATTGTGGTGACGCCGTTGTACGTGGCACACAAATTTCCCAGACCGTCCGTGGTCGTGGGATTCGGGATTTCCTGCGTCCCCTGCGGGTCGGCGTAAATCGTTGCCAACGGAGAACCGGGCTGCGTGGTGACGTTCACGGGACTCGCCCCATTCACGTCGCCGATGAGAACCGCCACTTGAACATTTGCCAACGCCTGTCCAACAGCGTTGAACACCTGTCGATTAAGAACTGCTAATGAGTCGCTCATTACCCTCTCCGTCCACGTCGCCCACCACGATACGGAGGACGTTCAAAATTCGAGTACGCTTGCTTACGCACCGTCTGGTTGAGGATTTGATTGATGGCTTCCTCAGCCCACACCTTGTACGTATCCGCCATCGGCCCGCCGCGTCCGCCTGAGAGTACGTAGAGAACCTGTAGACCGAGTGCTCGTGCAACGCCCGGAACCATAAGCGGGCTTTGCAGTGTGGCGATGGGCGGTGCCATAGCCAAGTAAGTCAGCAGAATGTCGTTCATCTGCGAGGCTGGGGGCAGCTTCAGCGTGTTGTTCGAAAATGCCCACTTACGGAATCGAGCCGTAATCAGATTGTTCGCGAGAACATCTGGGCACTGTGCCATCGGCACCCACGCAGGCCCTCCTGTGTTGCACTCGCTAATCTCCAGCGGCTTCACAAGGTCAGGCGGTAGGCACGGCCCGATGTTCGTGAAGATCACCCAGAAGGTTGTCGCCGTATCTGGCTCCTGATTCAAGTTTGTCGCCGAGTTCGGCAGAGCCACGTAATAGACGTTGTTGTAGGTCACGGTCTGACCTTGTGTGTAAGTGACTGCGTTAGACCAAAGCGGGGCGGTGATATTCGGACCCGACCAAGTAAGGCCGTCGAAGAACCCGTTGTAGGTTAGAAGCATCACCGCCCGACGCGAGGAGGTAGCAGCAGCAGGAAGACCGAAAATAGGGGCTGTTTTGGTGAAGGTATCGACGCCATTTGAAATCAGCCGTTGCTGAAGGTAAATCCAGCATTCCTGCAAGGTTGGGAGAACCTGCGGATTGCGGCTTGGATTCAGGATGTTGCCCGCCATGCCCAGAGGTGACCCACCGTCGTTGGCGAAGGTGATCGCTGCATTCAAGGCATCTTGGGCTGTTGGGTAAGGCGTTGTCGGTGTTGGCATTTCGGAGAAACCCTCACTATGGAATAATCCAAAAGACAAGAGCCGCCCCGAAGAGCGGCTCATCTGGTACAGCCCTCATAAAGACTTACTCTTTGTTCTTGCGTCCAGTCATCTTCTCGTAACGCTCTTGGTTGACGATTTCACGGCAGGATGGGCAAATCACTGCGGTGGGTTTCATCTCACTGGTGCAGAATGGGCACTCGATCATCTCCGCTTTGACACGAGGAGCACGGAAGGTTACCCAGTCCCGCTCTTCGCCAGTCTCCAGCGCACAGAGGCGGTGGATTTCGAGCGGCCCACCTGTGCCCTTGGACTTGCTCATTTCGTACAGACGGTCGCCGCTTAGCACTTTCTCGAAGCATCGCTTCTGGTGTGCAGCCAACGCTTCGGTCATGAGCTTGTTCTGCTCACCCTTCGGCAACTCTTCGTACTTCTTGCCGTAGGTGATGAACACGCCCCAGTTTTCGAGGTTGTTCGTGGGGAGCAGCAAATCGGCGGGGTATAGCTTGGAATTGCCGACGATGCTTTCTGCGATTTCTTCACCGAACTCAACATACGGAATTCGCCGAGTGTCGCCCTTGTCGTAAGAGGCGATGTAGGAGTGTGGGATGTGCAGCGGGGTGCTGAGCTTGAACACTCCCTTGATGTCATCCTCGGTTGCGGAGACAGTCTTGCCGTCCTTTACGATGTTGTCGCCTACTGAGGGCGCTTTGGGAATCGTGAAAGTGCCGAATCCCTTGTACGTCCGACGCCACTCAAAAATGCGGCTCACGTTGTAGATGTAGCAGTCGAGTCCACCCTTGGCGGCAATCTCCTGCGACCGAATCAACGGCTGTGTGCGGGTTCTGCTGCGGTTTGCCAGATAACGATGTGCTTTATCGCTCTGTGCCCCTGTGTCCTGCTCGGGCTGCAACATGCGTCCTGTGCCTGCCTCGGGAATTATTACTTCACCTTTTGCCATACTGTTCTCCTTACAAAGTTCCTGCTTGCCGGAATCCCGGCTGAAATTCTTCCTTCTTGATTTTGACTCCCGAGGTAATCAGCTTTCGCGTGTATGCCTCAATCTCTGCATCGGTGTTCTGGACTTCGCCGCCCGATGAGTAGCTCACGCCTCTACGCACGCCATGCGTCTCGTCCCAGTGCTTCTCGAACGCCCGCTTCGATGCTTCTTCCTTTGCCGCTTCCTCGCTGAGGATTGCGTCTCGGATTTCCCACGTCTTGCGGATACGCCCCGTCCAAATTCCCTGCGCTGTCAGGAAGACCAGATCGGGAAAGATCGGGAGCCAACTGTGGTCTGGGTTCGCGAACAGATAGCAGCAAACATAGACGCCAAACTTCGGGTACGGCCCTGAGCTTAGGTATCCTTCGTCGTTGCACGTCTGGGATGCCCAGTAAGCAGGAGAGCCGAAGTGTCTACACGGAAGCCATCGCTCAAGAATCCAACACTTAGGCACGTACTTCTTGGCGTAGCGGTAACGATAGATTCCGTCATCCGCCCAGTAGCCGCCGTACATCACAATGCGTCGAGGAGCCCAGACAACCCTGAAGATGTTCTCTCCCCAAGGGTTCTGACCGAACTGCTTGAGCAGGTCTTCACACCACTCTGGGGGATTGATCCCCGAAATTGTCATGTCTCGTCGGTTGACCATCAGTGAGGAGTAATAGGGGTAGGCGGGGAAATCCCGTTCTGGCTACATAATAAGGATGGAATTTTGCAGTTTTATTGGAAAAATGAAGGGGTCGCTTTTGGCGACCCCGTGCCCTCATAAAGCATTGAACGGGAAGGTGTAGTAATGGTTAATACTGGTTTAGTCGTGGATTGCGATGAGGTTTGCAGACCAAGTGTGCGGGATGCTGTCTGCGTTCGCAACGCTGATGATGACTCCAACGCCGCCCGCTTGCTTCTGCAACGAAGCGATGTCGATGATGGCGGTGACCGCAGCGTAAGAACTCACTTCGCCGATTTCGATCTGAGCCACAACCGTGTAATTGTTGTCCGCGAATGGCGTTGCCCAGTTGATGACGACCGCACCACTGTTCGTGGCGCTTGCCAACGATGTGAACGACGGTGAACGGTAAGTCTGTTGCTTTGCTGCTACAGCAGCGGCAGAGGCGGCGACCGCAGCATCAGCGTAGGCCGTAGTTGCAATGTCCGTGTTGTTGGTCAGCGGAGACTTGGTAGGAGCCGTGGGCGAACCAGTCAGAGCAGGGGAAGCCAACGGTGCCAGAAGAGCCTCAGCAGCTTCGGCACGATTCGTCTCCACGAGGATTGCGGCGTGATCGAAGGCCGTGGTCGCAAGCTGGGTAGTGTTCGTGCCGGGGGCCGCAGTCGGAGCAGTGGGGATACCCAAGAACCCCGGAGAGGTGAGGGGAGCTAATGCGCCCTCTGTCCCTGACAAGGCGTCGATTTCGTTCTGAAGGTACACCACCGCCTCAAGAGGCGACAGCGGGAAGAAGATTGATTCAGTGGATTGTGACATTAAAGTTTCCTCATGTTAAAAAGCCCCGACGCTTTGTCGGCATCGGGGCTTTCGGTTCTCAACCAGCTTAGAAACCGTATGGAAGAGCGAGTGTGTCGATGTAAGCGCCTGCACGAGGCTTGGCGTTTGCGATCTGACCACCGAACACGAAGTAGAACGCCGTGGTCGGAGCCACACCACCGTCAGAGCCGTACAGCGGGAAGGTCGTCATCCCACCTACGTCGAAGAGGGAAGGCGGCTTCACTTCGGTCTTGAACCAGTATTTGAAGTTGATCGCATCAATGCGCTGTTGCTTTGCCTTGATGTTGGTAATCAACTCGTGACCAGCCATCGAGCGGAGACGCTGCTCAGGCAAGTAATCCTTGCGAGTGTCGCCGTCCTGACGCGGGGTGAAGGCCGTTGCCACACCAGCAGGAGCGTAGTGGGTTGAAGCCGACGTACCCGAGGTGTACAGGCCGAGGTTTTCCCATGCCGTCACCTGATCCACGTTGCAGTGAACCACGAAGTCCGTGAGTTCATCAGCGTCCGAGCCGTTGGCACGCTGCAAGAGCGACTCCATCAACTGGAACATCTGAGGAACAAGGGCGTCGGACTGTCCGTTCACGTAGGCAGAGTTCAGGACGCCGGGCCAAGTGCTGCGCGGAATACCGAACCAGTCGCCGCTGGAAGACTGGTAGTTGATGGCAGGAATGCCGTTCAAAGACGCAGACGTTGTCGCGGAGGTGTAACGGTCAGGGGTGTAGGTCTGGGTGAGCATACCGTTGGCACCGAGAACGATCAGGATGTCCGTGGCGATTGTGCCAGTCGGGAAATACTGACCGGGGGTTCCGGTTCCGCCATCCACGAGATACAGGATGTTGTTGATAAGGTCAGCGGTGAGGACTTGGAAGTACCCACGGTTTGCGCCGTACCCAGCAGCGACTACTTGGTAGTAAGCGCCCGCCTGAAAATCATTGGCGTTGCTGACGTTCATGAAGGTTGTGGTCGGCGTGATGGTGACCGTTCCCAGAGCGCCAGAGCCGTCAGAGACAGCCATGAGAGCTTCGAGGTTGGTGCGGAACGCCTTGAGGTTGATGCGGAAGCTGTCCTTGTAGACATCTACGACGGACTTTTCCTTGCCGTCTGTGCTCCACTCGGCACCCTTCGTGACTTGGCAAGCCTGCACGAAGAAGACGGGGGATGCTACACCAGCGTCGTACTGTTCGCCGCCGCCCGTGCCCATTGAATCGGTTGTGCCGTCTGGGACGAACTGTGCGAAGGTAGAACCCGGCTGCACAAGCAGCGGGATACGGACGAGACGTTCAGAGACCTTGAACTGCTCTTGGTTCTGAAGGCGACCGTAGAACTTGGCGTCTTGGTTAAACTGGGGATAGACCGAAGCGTTGAGCTTTTCAATCTCAACGTACAGGGCAGATGCGCTATTAAGGGTATCTGAGGCCATGATGTTTCTCCTGTCGGATTTGCCCCCGACATGGGCGAAAAATGATTAACTGTTTGGCAGTCACTCACTCTTCTCATTGGCCTGACGTTTTCGGGACGAACCCACGGGTAACGGACCCGGAACCTTTGGAAGGGTGTTGCTTGTCACTTAGGAGTAATCCAAATCTACTTTTTCTGAAAAAGGGGATGCAGGCGGATGGCTACTCCGAGGCATAGATTCGCGAGTTTGAGGAATAAGAGGTGCAGTCGGATGAAGACCTTAACTTCCAAACTCGGCGTCATGAGTTTCACCAAAAATGGGTTCTATCTCGTACCCGCCGTCTTCGTCCTCGTCGCAGTAGATGGCACAGATGCCGCCCGGAGCTACAACTTCGCCACTTTCGGGACTGCCTTCGGAGGTGCCGTTGATGATGTCGTTCAAGGCGACAATATTCGAGGTATGACAAACGAAAAGCGTCACACAATGCGGGCAGAGCTTGTCTTCGAAGAAGTCTCCGACTCTTTCGATGAAATCCGAGAGCGATTCTCCGTTTTTGGGGGTCTCAGTTGGATTATCGACGAAGTGATCGAGTGCTTCTGCGAATTCGTCCTTGTCCTTACCGTAAAGTGGGGCTATCTGCCACGGAAAAAGGCATCTCGACTGCTCGATGCAGCGTCCGCCAAGAGTTCCACTCACAATTTCGGCAGTCTGCACCGCACGGTGCAGCGGAGAGCAGATTACTCGCTCAATATTTTGTCGGGAGAGGAATTCTGCGGCTTTGTGAGCCTGCACAACGCCCTCATCGTTGAGACAGGGGTCTAACATCCCTCTGAACGCATTGTCGTCGTTCAAATCCGTGTCCCCATGACGCATCACGTAGGCAATGGGCTTCTTATCGTCCATTTACTTCCTCTTGAGCTTGCGCGGGGCAGCGGGAGTTGGGGGTTGAGGCGGATTAAGCTGCTCTTCCGTCAGGGCGGCGGCGTGATCCGCAGTCCCGTCAAGACCAGCTTGAGCTTCCATCTGCATTTGCACAGCGTGGCCCGCGTCTTTGTAGTTAATGCTCTCGCTCGGATGTGGCGGTGCCTTCGCTGTCGGCTGTTTCTTGGCAGCTTCGATTGCAAGCTGCGGCTTGACGGCAGCGGCTTGTGCCTGCTCCATCTGCTGCTGGATTTTCGCCTGTAGTGACAGTCCATAAAGCTCGACATTCAAGAACCCGTCAGGATTGTTGAAGCGATTCCGCTGTCCTGTAGGCGAGTAAATCCACGCCGTGATAAACGGCAACTCTTTTGTCACGTCATCAAGCGGGCCGGGTTCCATGGACGACTTGAAGAGCTTGTACTTGTCCGACTCTTCGGGCGTCGGGGGCTGTTGTCCAGATGCCACTGCTTGCAGGATGACCATTTGTGCGGCTTGCACTGCCTGCTCGTTCGGGACTGGCGGTTGGACAAGCAGCATGTCGATAGTTTGACTAACCTTCATGCCAATGTCGCCGACAGAAGACTTCATGCCGCTGATCCCACGGAGTTGCGAGATGCGCTCTTGGTTGCCGGGGTCATTCAATGCGGCTTTGGCGCTTTCGTCGCCCGTTTGGGCAGCCATGGTCAACTGAGTCAAAGCGAGTTGCTCTTCCTCGAATGTGCTCGGGTAAGTCTGGTCGGTATCGGGCACGCACCAGATGTTGCCGTCCCGTAGATCAATCAAATTCACGAGGACATCGGGGTGTCCCTTCTTTTTGATCGTGAGCACGCCGTCTGCATCAGCCTCGGCGAGACGATATTTGGCACCGATGCGGATTGCCTGTTCGCAGGATTTCGAATAGCAACGGATGAAGCCTTCAAAAGCCGTGCCTGCCTCGCCACGTGAAGCCGCACGCAGGATTGAGATTCCACCAAGAGTCGTGTTATTTTCATCAGCCTGTCCTACTGCCGCTGGAGAAATACCAGTGACTACGGTCGAGAGCGTTGTAGCTAAATCGGTACGTGTCTGGAGAAGCTGAGCACTCACGCTGACCGCAGGCTCGGCAAAAGCTTTCTGTCCGACGTTGATATTCGATTCCAATCCGTGCTTCAGAGGGTATGCAGCGCCGGGGTTTGCCTTCTGCTTGCTGCGGGCAGACAGGTCGAATGTATCGGGGTCGAAGTGGATGGCGGGAATTGCACGCATGTGCGTTTCCATTTCCAGATCGAACACATCTGAGAAGGCGTCTTGGGCAACCAACATGCTTGCCCCGTAAGCGGGCGTAGCTTGGCCGTGTCCCTTCACTGCGTGACCTATCGACCAATGGTCATCCATGCTCTCATTGCGGGATTCCGCATACTCGTTGCCCAAGAACACCACACATCCCCCATCGGGATAGTTGTCCTCGAACCACTCACGGCACTCTTCGTCATCAATCTCCGCAAACATGCAGGGTCGCACCCAGATTGTTTGGATGGTCGGTAACTGATCCAGTGCCTCGGCCATCTGGCTTACAAGGTGAAGACCCTGCGTGAGTGCGATTCGCGTTGTGCGGTCGAACATGAACTCTGCTGGTCCGGGTTCTCCTGCTTGAATCCGTTTTGCGATCCACGGGTAAAGGGACTTGGCAGCACTCAGGTCAATTTCGTCGCTAAGCATCAGCCACGCAAACTCGTGGATGTGCTTCATGTTGATAGGAACTTTTAACCACGGCACGCCGTAGAGGGACTGGACTTCGCCGCCCCTTGGCTGACGAGGCTTTTTCTTGGGAGGGTTCTCGGAGCCTTGTCCGACGCCTTCCGCCATGCCCTCATCGTCTTCATCCTCGTCGTAGTAACCGAAACGAGAGCCGTCAGCTACCCAGCGGGTGTAAATTCCATAGCGCCCGCCCGTGTAAGATTGCACGGCGAATTCTTGCGGTAGGTTGGCGTCCTGATTGATGGCTTGGATTTCTTCCAGAAGGTGGTTCGCACCGTCCGCCATTTGCAAAGCAGTGGCGCTATCGCCAGAAGCGACAATGTGCACCTCAGGCTGGTGCCCCACGATCTTCATGTACGCACGGCCAAAGGCTTGATAGATATTCAGGGGGTAAGACAGGGTTTCGGAGTTACCGTTGGAGTCGTTGCCCAATCCAGCCGAGCCCGCTCCTTGCATCCACGTAAACTGCAAGTCACTCCAGAAGGCGTCGAAGATGTTACGCCAGTAGAAGCCGCCGTCCGCCGCACGTTTGACTTCCTCAATGCGGGCGAACATATCTCGGTGCTGGATTTTCGTGACGAGAGCACGCCACGCATCCTTGTACTTGTCGTCGATGAGTTGATTTTTCTTGCCGTATGACCCCTTCCGAATGGAAGAGGCAGACGTACCGTAGGTTTCCCCCGGTGCGTACTTCTCGGCAATGTCACTGTAAGCATCCTGAGTGGGTGCTTGTGCTGTGCTGCTCATTTAGGCTCCTACTTATTGGGCAGTGAAGTCCACAATGAGGCTGCTCACCGCCGTGCCGCTCAGGTTCAACACACGGCAGAAACGGGCTGAGGACATGGCCGCAGACTGTGCTCCTGTGACCTGATCGGCCTGAATTTCTCTGTTGCCACTATTTCCCGTGCCGCTGTAGGTATCCACGGTCACGAAGTTCAAAGGATTGGCGTCGATGCTGACTTGGAATGCCAGATCAACTGTTGCTCCAGCAGGGAACGCACGCCACACAACTGTGCGTAGTGAGTTCTGATTCGGAGTACGGGGGGCGATGACAATCGGCACTGAAGCCGCATTGCCCGGTAAATTCTCTGCCGTTGGGCCAACGCCCGGACCTGTCTGTGGGGAAGTGGCGTCTTCGGCTGTCGCGATAGTCACCGCAGCGGTCAAGGCAAGAGCCCGACCATTCAGTGTTCCGCCGCCGAGGGTCACGCTATCAAGCGCAATGATGGTTCCAACCATCGTGGTGCCGGGGCCGTCAATCGTGGCTGAGCTACCGACCTGCCAAATCACGTTTGTTGCCGTCGCTCCACCAGTCAAGGCAACGGTTGCACCGACGCCGACTGTCAGAGTGGAGCCAATCTGGAATACGTAAAGTCCTGCGCCGTTAAGCGTCAGTGTTTGACCGCCGCTCAGTGCCATCGAACTTGCGCTGGTGTAAGTACCGGGAGTCAAAGTGAGACCGTCGAGGGTAGATTCAACCGTTCCAGCGGGGAGGCTTTGGAAATGGAGGTAGGCGTTGTTGGCGTCAACTTCGGCCTGCTCTGCGGCTGGAGTAGTTAGCTGAATCGTGGCGGGAGGAGTGACAACGCCCGGAGGGAATCCTGTGATCGAAGTGCCGGGGTAGAGTCCGACGTTTCCACCAGCGATGACGCTGGAGCCGCTATTAGTAATCGTGGATGCGGCAAGGAGGGTAAACAACGACGCCGTGTCCAGCCAAGGGTCAACGAGTGAAGACGGGCCGATAGGCCCACCGTACACTTGGTCGTAACCCATGAGAAGTGCCCGTGTACCGGGGTAAATTGATCGAACTGCGCCGACTGTTGGCATGTGTTATTCCTCGTCTTTGTCTTTCTTCTTGTCACCCTTCGGGCCGTAACTGGCTGCGATAGCCTTGGCTTGTGCGAGTGACGTGACCTTTGGCCCGTTCTTTGAACCAGAGTGGAGTGTCTTCTTGTAGAACTCCTCCATGATTTGCTTGGCGGGCATTAGATTTTCGGGATGTCCTTCTTGACATCCGCCTCAACAGCCGCCTTATCCTTAGAGATGGCAGCCTTGATCTTGCGACCAATGCCGGGGCTGAAGCAGCCTCCGACGTATGCGATTGCGGCGATAACGATTGTTGAAATCATGGTTACTCTCCCTTGCCATGCAGACCGAGAGCTTCGAGTGCTGAACCCGCTCCCGATGTACTGGCGTCGTCCTCATCAGGCTCGTGATGCTGCTTGCCTTCGTGAGCAGACTTCGCCTTGTTGAGGTGTTCCTGAGCTTTCGCGATATGCTCGGTGACAAGATTTTTCTTCTCGCCGTCCTCGCCATCCTTGCTCTCTTTGTTCTTGTCACGGTGTAGACCCGCAGCAATCGCCATGGTTGGCCCGAAGGTGCTCTTCTCGCCTGCTTTTTCGCTGAACATCGGCATGTTATTTCTCCGTAGCGGGCTCTGCCGCTGGTGTGGTCTTGTGTTTCGGTACGTAAGGTTTCAGGAAAACTGAGGAGTCGGAAGCTGCGGCTGCGGCTTCTTTCTTCCGCAGCGAAGGCTGCTTATATCCCTCTGGTTCCTCTGTATTGGAATAATCCGTTTCCCCATCCCCACTTGCGAAGACCTTATCTTCCAGCGGTTCGATACGGGCGGTAACTCGGCTTTCCATCTCGTTCAGGTCGCCGTCGAGGACGCCGAGGCGGACTTGGACTTCTTCCTTGTGAGCACCCTGCTGAGCACTAACCTCACCCACGACGCCGCTGAGAGCCCCCAGTTGGGACTCTATTTCGGTGAACCGCTCCTCCAGAAGCTTGTAGTCAGCCTCCAGTTTGGTGAACCGTGTTTCCAGAGCGGTACGAGCGGTCTTCTCAGCGCCGATCTGCTGCACGCATTGCGGGTCTTGTAGTTTCTTCCAAAGTTGTCCCATGTTAGTTCTCCTCAAGCTCCTCAAAAATATCGACCGAGAGAGGCGGGTAAGTTACCCGTTCTCCCCGTTTGTCGTTGTCTTTCTCCCGTCTGTTCTCTTCGCTCAGCTTCCTCAAACACTTCTGGCACCATCCTTGCGAATCGCGGTTGCAATCTGGGCAGTCCATTAGCCCACCTTCGGCATTCTGGTACGGGGATGACGTGACCGAGACCACTGAGCAATCTGGCTCTGTTGTTTGGCACCCAACGTCCGCAATTCCTGCATCCTGCGGTAGTGCTCTACAAACAGGCGCATACTCTTCATCGGGGTAATGCCGCCCTGCGAGATGAGTTCCATCTTCTCTTTGTAAACTTCAGACGGCGGCTTCTCTCCCGAGGTGTGGTTCGAGTAGATGAAGTACCGAGTGCCGTCCAGCACATCGAGCTTTGGGTCGTCGCCTTCCTTCTTGATGTCCCCATCATGCTCGGGGTCAGAGGTAGCCCACGGAAGAGCTTCCAGTAACTCCACGCAGTCTTCGCTGATAAGCCAGTCAGGAACAACATTGCCTTCCGTCCACCCATCGAGCAACACGTTACGTTCCGCCAGTAGGGTGAACATCTGCCGCAGTCCGTTTGGACGGCTATACTTTTCCGTCTTACTGGGAATGGGGCGAGGCACACCATCAGCCACAAACACATCGCCGATTACACGGGCTCGGGTGCGAGAACCTTCGCCAAACGTTTCTGGCGAGAGGTAGATTTTGCTGATGCGCTTCTTCAGCTTATCGTCGCCCTCCATCTCATCGAGAACCGCTCCAGCGAGTCCGCGTTCGCTCAACCCCTTCTTGAGCAACTCCCTGAATGTCAGAACGAAGATGTGCTTCTCTCCGTTTTGCAGAGGGAGTTCCACAAGCGTGTTCCAGCAGACGTAAGCGTGGTGCACCGTACCTACGTCGATACCCAGACCCACGGGCATCCACCACTGGCGTGCCATCAAAGTCAGAACTTTGTCACGCGGAATGACAGTGATGTCTTTGTCGTAGACATCGAAATACATGCCCTCGAAGCCCGTCCACTTGCCGTATTTCCAAGCGTTGCGAATCGCCTTGGGCTGGGCGTCCAGCATCTTGCGATACGCCTTGCCTGCGGATGTAGTGGGGCCGTAGGCTGGGTTGTCATCCAAGATGGCGGGGATGAAGTAGTAATCACCTGCGTCGTACAGGATGTCGAGGTTCTTCGGACATGCCTTCGGACAATCCGCACCAAACAGGTGCCGCAATACGTCGGCACCCACACCACCGGGGTTACTCAATCCCTTGATCTGAGCAATAACTGGGCTGCCCTTCCAGTCATGCGTGATAGTTGATCGGGCGGAACCAGTGATGAACGACCACCACTTGAACGGGATTTCGCACCACTCGTCGAAGGTGACCGTCAGGAATTCTCCTGACAGATATTTGCGGGCAGCGGCTTCGTCGTTAACCGAGGCGAAGTGAATCACGCTGCCGTTGTCGAACTGTAGCCGTGGGGAGACCGCGCTGTCGGTGAAACGTCCACGCAAACGTTCAGGCAGTTTCAGGAACTCGGCGATGATGGTGCGGCGTAACTCACCCATCGTGCGGCGGAAGATGATCTGTTGGCAGCCGGGAACTCGATACGCTCGGAATAGGTTGTCAAAGACCGCGCAAAAAGTTTTACCGTTGCCCCGTTGTCCCGCGAAGAACGTGTAAGGGCTCACGGATTCCAGATACTCTAACTGTCGAGCGTGAGGGAATCCCTTGGGCGTGATAAGTCGGAGCCCAGCTTCAGTCCCGTCTCGATTTTCGTATACCCTGTACTTCGGCCCAAGGTCACCCGCTTGGTCGAGTATGTAAGGCGAATCTAAGTCGATAGCCATTTATGCATTTCCACCTGAAGTTTCGGCAGCTTCTTGTGCTTGCTTGCGTGCCGCTGCCCACTTCATGACTTCCATGGCGTTGAAATGCGCCCGACCATCAGGCCCGATGACCGCACCAACCTCGTCCATGTAGAAGAAGATGATGTCGATAATCGAAGCGGTCTGCATCGCAAGGTCGTAAACGGGATTGCTGTAGGTGCCGTCCTCCCGCTGTTGAAGCGTGCGGCTCACAAGCAGGGCGTTCGTGACATAGGTCATCACGTCCTTGCGGCTGACGAGCATGTCCTCTTCCTTGACCTGCCCATCGGGGGCTTGACCCGCGAAATTGTTATCCCACATGTTCTTCGGTACTGTCGGTGGTGCTGTCGGCGTCTTCCCGTTGTCCGTCATCTTCGTACTCCTCTGGCTCTGAGAGCCGTAATTGAACTTGCTGATGTACTTCCTGTGTGCGGACAGGCTCGTCTGTCCCCGTCTGAGTTACTCGATCAATCAGTGTCACTGGGACACGGATTCCAAGCTCACTATCTTCTGCACCGTCGAGCATAGTGCGGAGAGCCTCAAGGCAGAACCGTCTCGCTGGAGTGCCTGCTTTTGCTTCCTTCACGTTCTTCACGAACTGCACCGCCGTCCATTCCGCAAGACCGAGAGAACGTTCGGCGAGGATGTCGTCTACGGTGGTCTCTGTTGCAATCCAACGCAGGAGGACGGCCTTGACGGGGCGAACCCGTTCCTTCCCCTCGGGGAGTGCCATCAGCGGTTTAAGCTTCTTCTGTGCCATACAAAAACTCTTCCATCAACTCGTTCAACTTGCTCTTCGTGATGTTGCCTTTCCTCAGGTTCTTCTCGATGACCCGTTTGTGCTCTGGGTCAACAGGCAGACCATCGGCGAGTCGTCGCATTCGCCGTTTGAGTTCCGCTTTCACCTTGCGGTAAGTGGACTTCGGAGGCACTACTTCTCCACGGTTTGTGTTATCAACTCAGTGAGTAGCATCTGGCAGGCAACTGAAGCTGCATTGCGGAGACTGCTCTTGATAACCTTGGCGGGGTCGATAACACCCATTTCAATCAGATCGCCGTACTTGCCCGTGAGGGAATTGAAACCCGCAGAAGTAGTCAGGGCTTTGGTGAGTTCCGTCTCACCGTATCCCGCATTCTCCAGAATTTGCAGAGCGGGACGGCGTAACGCCTTGCTCACGATACCTTCGGGTAACATCTGGGCTATCCGGGCAAGCGCCATTCCTCCACCGACAACGATCCCGTCTTCGAGCGCACAGCGGGTTGCGAGGCACGCATCTTCGCAGCGGGCCTTCTTGTCCCCGAGTTCGATCCCGGTCTGTGCCCCAAGACGCAGGATGGTGACTCCTCCCGTAAGCTTTGCCAGACGCTCCTGTAGGCGTTCTTGTTCAAGCTTCGTGGGGCTTTGGGTGAGGAGCCCTCTGATTTCTTCGATTCGTTTTTCAATCGCTTCCTTCTTTCCGAAGCCGCCAATAATGCGAGTGTTCTTCGACGTGACTACAACCTTGGCAGCACGTCCGAGAGCCTGTGGCGGAAGCTTCGACAAGTCCAATCCCAACTCTTGCAGGATGGCTTGTCCTCCTGTTACGGCGGCGATGTCGAGTAACAGGTCTTTGCGGTGCCCAAGATTCTCAGGCAGCTTGACGGCACAGACAGCGAAAGTGCCCTTCAGCTTGTTCATGACGATAGTCGCCAACGCCTCGCCTACAACGTTCTCGGCGATGATGAGCAGCGGATTGCTGCTCTTGGCGATTCCTTCAAACAGCGGTACGAGACCCTGCAAGGAACTGATAGCGCGGTCGATGAGCAGAATCACGGGTTGCTGGAACTCCACAATCTGGCGTTCCGCATTGTTTACAAACGCACCGCTGAGGTATCCCTCGTCGAACTGCATCCCTTCCTGCCGCTCAATCGTAGTCTCGTTGGACGGGGAGTCTTCTACGGCAACTAAGCCGCTTGCTCCCGCCTTACGCATAGCATCAACAATAAGTCCGCCGAGCACGGGGTCGTTGTTCACGGCGATAGTTGCGACTTGCTTCATCATGTCGCCGCTGACATTGACCTTCGTGCGGTCGATTTCCGCACAGGCGAATTCAACGCCCTGCTCAATTTCTTTTTTGACGGCAACTACATTTTTGATCTTCTGAGCCTCTAATCCATGTTTGAACAGGGAGTAGGCGAGTACCACGGCAGCCGAAGTGCCATCCCCAGCGTCCGAGGCTGCCTTCTCTGAGGCTGCACGGACTGCACGGTTCCCTGTGTCGGGGAAGCCTTCAAGGTAAAAATTGCGGGCGATGGTCACGCCGTCACGGGTGCTCATCGGACAGATCGGATGACCCGGAGCGTAGTCGATGAACGTATTACGTCCCATCGGCCCCATGCTCTTGCCAACTGCGATGCTCAGTTGTTCTGCACCTTCGAGAAGGTGATTGCGGGCTTCTTCACCGAATGCATTCTGTGTACCCATTACTCACCATCCCTGAAAAGTTCGGACTTCGCCATGTGCTCACTAATCTCAACCTCGGCGGGGCGAGTCCAAGCCTGTTCTTTCTCTTCCCACGCAAGGTCAGGTAGACCGAGCTTGATGCGAGTGAGGATAGCGGTGACGTTAACTTCCATCATCTGAATCAAATCCACCAACTCCCCCTCACGGTTGATGAGGTTGAATCGCGCACCTACTTCTGCGTACTTGTCGAACAGCACTAAGTCGCCGACCTTGACATCCGCAACGTCCTTGCCCACTGACTCGACGAAGCCCATGTCGGAATCGCTCTCGTAGGCTTTCGGAATCATCAGGCGTCCCTTGTGTTCCTTGGGGAGCGGCTTGACGAAGATGAAGCTATGACGTGGAACAGCGAGGTAGCCGAAGTCTGGCTTCTCGGGCTCTGAGATTTCGAACGCGACTGGAGCTTCTGCCTCGACTTCTTCTGCGGCTACTGCCTTCGACCCGAGTAGCTTCTCAAGATCGAGGTTGTTGCCGTCGTGATAGAAGGCAAGAGCTTGGTCAAGCTCATCGAGGGTGAGGTTGAACTTCTCAGTCAGTTCCTCGACGGGCACGCCCATCTTGACGGCGAAATCGAAATCGTTAAAGCTCTGAACGTATTGCATTAGCTCACCGTCACTGGTACTGCAAGATTTTCAATCACGCCGAGGGTCTTACCCGCCAAGCGGAACACGACGACATCGGGGCGAAGGTAGAACTCAATATCCAAAGGACGGCCCGCCATTGATGGTTGAGGACGTTTGAGATAGTCCTTCTCGGGCGTGGCAGTGGTGAGGACAAGTTCCACCTGCTCAGCAAGGCTGTCCCACACGCACGCCTGTTCTGGCGAAGTCAGGAAAGTTCCTTCTGGAACGTTTCCGTACTCTGCAAAAACCCGAGATAGAAATATCAGGATGAGGTTCGGGTGAAGGGCTGCGAATTTTGCGTTGACAGTTACCATCGCATCCGTTCTTTCTTCCCGACGATGTAGAACTCGTGGTTCTCAAGCATGTTCGGGTCTTCAGCTTTCATGCGGGCGTAGTCGTAGGCGACATCGGGTGCGCCGTACTTCATCTTGCCGCTGTACTGCAAACTCACTTTGCCTGCTCCACCCGTCCCGCCGCCGTTGGCTTCGCCCTTGCCTGCGGCTTCGTCACGGATAGCCTTACGGTCGAGCAGCTTCGCCTTGTACAAGTCCTTCAGGGCGGCGGTCATGTACTTGTTTTTGCTGGTCTTCACCAAGTCCTTGATTCCCTCCCGGTCGAGCTTCTGCGCCAACTCGTTGAGCTTGGTTGCGAAATTCGTGTCCTTCTGGGCGTGCTGGTAGAAACTCGTTTCGAGCGTGTCGAGATACTCTGCACGCTCTTCTGGAGTGATGTCCCGCTTCAATTCGCTTACCAACGAGGACAAGCCTTTGCGGGCGGCGGTACGGATGATAGGCGTGACTTCCAGATCGGTTTGGTCTTGCCACACCTTGGCTTCGCGGGCGGCAATCTGTTCTTCCTTGGCTTTGAGGCTAAGCGTGGCGTCTGGCTTGTACTCCGACTGCTGGGAGATTTGGTTCAAAGTGTAGGCCGCACGCTGGAGTAATTTCTGAGCCTGAGGATCATTCTTGATCGCAGGGATGTCGTACAGGGCATTCAGTGCGTCCACGGCACTAAAACCAGCGGCATCTTTTTGGGCAAGGGCACCCCATGCCTTCTGCGCTATGTGGGCGTTGTATCCAGCGGCGTCGGTCTTTTCCCATTGCTCGTTCAGCTTGGCAGCAGCACCAGCGAGGGAGGCAGGGTCTTTCTCGAACCAGTTGCCGAACTCACCCTTGCGGGCGTTGACGAGGGTGTTAGCCAGTTCACCGATAGTGGCTTCCAGTGCATCGAGCCCCACTTTGCCGTCCTGACGACCGATGGTGGTGACCAGCTTGTCGATGCGCTCCACGTGGGACTTGAAATCCTCGGGGCTCTTGACGCCGATCTTTTCGCCAACCTTGCCGAAGCGACCAGCCTTGCTCAACTCAGCCTTGGCTGCTTTGTACAGGTCGGCGTTGCTTTCCTTGATGGCGTCCAGTTGCTCGAACTTAAATTCAGGTTCGCTGACAGCGGCTTCTTCGCTTAAATCAAAAGACTCGGCGGCTTCTCCATCGCCGAAAGTGATGTTTAACTTGGTGGGAGTCGTGGGCGTACCTTTGCCGTCTCCCGCACCACCAGCGCCGGAATCTCCTGCGCCTGTACCCGCTCCGCTACCTGCGCCCGCACCTGTTCCTGCGGGGGGAGTTACGCTACCTACTGGGGGTGTAACTGTGGATGTTGCCATTTACTTTTTCTCCTTGAAAAACTCGTTGATGCGGGCGGCGAGACGACCGAAGATCGCTCCACGGTCGGCATCATTCAACTCCCCTTCGTCGCCGACCTGCGACTCAAGGGCGGCGAGGCGGTCTTCCAGCTTGGCTACGGCGGCTGCCAAACCTTGAATCCAGTCTTGGTGACCGGGGAACCGCTCCGCGAACAGATCGGTCTCGCGTTGGTTCTCCAGCACGGCGAGGCGGTCTTCGATAAGTTGCCCCGCTTCCTTGGCATCCGCCAATTCTGCTAAGTACGGGGCATCAACAAGACGCCCATTGTTATTCTCGTCAAAGGTGACGACGGCCCCATCTGGGAACTTGTCGCTCAATTCGGGACTCACGGTCTTGAGTTGCTCGGGCGTTAAATGGATTTCGGACATTAGATTTCCTTCTTGACTTCGGTCACGACTGTCGTGTCGCCATACGTGCCATCGGGCAGCTTGCCGAGATCGGCAACCTTTGGAGCCACACGCTCGGTCTCGGCGGCGATTTCAACCTTGAGCGTCTTCATCCCAGCTTGGGCGAGGGTGTACTGACGGGCAGCTTCGGCCTCAGCTTTGGCGGCGTCATGATAGGCCCAGCCGATGACACGCTGAGTCTCGGCGATAGCGTCGTCGAGTACCTTGCGGTAGACCAGCTTGGCGTTGGGTGAGAGATGGAGCGCCTCGGCTTCGGCCTTGGCACGCAGGACGGCAAGATGAGCTTCGATCTGGCGAAGCAAAGGGAGGAGTTCGGTGTTAGTGTCGGGCATTACTTTGACTCCTGATTGAAGACGAGGCGATTGAACTGGACGAAGGTATCGACCTGTTCGCCAAGGGACGGAACGCCGTTCTCGTCCATGATGATAGTGTGCCCAGCGTGCTTAGGTTCTTCACCGCACAGGCAGAAAGATTGGAACGGCTCGTTGATGAGGGCGGCAAGCTCGTCGAAATCAAGCCAGTAGTCAAGTTCACCATCGTTGCGGTCAGCAACCATGTCCTTAACCTGCTCCGCTGTGATCTGCGGCACCACGGCGGCTTTGCGCTCACGCTTGGCCTGAGCTTTTGCCAAGGCGTCTGGGGCACTTACGAAGGCGTCGAAGGTGAAGAGCTTGGGCATTATTCTTTCACGAAGCCCAGCAGACGGCGGGCTTCTTCCTTGGTGATAATTTCGTCGCTAATCAAGCCTGCGAGGTCCCCAGGGCGACGTAAGGGGGCTCATACTGGGTTGTCGAAGACGGACGAGAAGATGTAGGCGTAGCGGCTCGGATCGTACTTAGTGATCTTGCCGTGGGTGTACTTTTTGGCGATTTCCATGTTGCGGACGAGTTCGCCCTTCTCGTTCTTCTTGCCGATGAACAGAGCCTCAATCCAATCCGAGCCGATGCCTCCGGGGTTACTCGCCAGAGCCATGCACGGAACCACGGGCTTGCCATTCTTGTCGATCTTGATCGGGCAGCGGTTCTGGAGGGTGAGGTACTGGAACATCTCGTAAGTCCACTCTGTCGCCTCATCGATTCCGATGAAGACGTACTCACCACCGTTGTAGTCGTATACGTCATGCTCATGCTGACAAGCACCAAACCACAGCTTGGAGCCGTTGGGGAAAGTCACAACGTGATCGTTACGGTTCCAGTTGCGAGGCCCACCGTAAACAGCGGATGGAATCTTCTTGCTGAAGTGATCCATCAGGGTTTTGTTCAAGTCTGGGAAGGTTCGGCGAAGCAACAGGACGTGGCAGCCCGGAATGTTCTGGCAGAAGGTGATAGCTTCCCACAGCAGGCAGAGGCTCTTGCCGCCGCCCTTGGCTCCCCCGTACAGGCGGAAGATGGCGGGGTTAGAGTGGAAGGCTATCTGTTTCTCGTGCGGATCGTAAGCGAGTTTGTTGTCTACCCAGACGGCGTAAGGATTGTGGCCTGATGGCTTAGTGACACTGCACGTTTCGGGGCATGTATACGACGCTACGCAGTTCGGAATATCAGTACCATGCTCCCGAGCATAGGCGAGCGCATCCTGAAACTTTGACCCTGCGGGCTTTGCGACAGTGGCACCCTCTTGAACGGACCTGATAGCTGGGCCGACCGGCTTGCTGTAATAGTCCACCGCGTCTTGGGCAGCCTTACCCTCAAGGGGACGCTCCAGCAGGGCGACGTAAGGGGGCTCATACTGGGAGGAGGGAATCTTGGCAACATGGACGACTTTATAGCCGACCGAGGACAGGGAGTTGAGGGAGCTTAGGTCGCCGAAGTCGAAGCCAAGCTCGATATATTCGTAGGTGGTCATCAGAGAGGAGTAATCCAGCTTTTGGCTCAGACCTTGAGGAATTCCTGATTTATTTTAGGGATTGGTACACTTGCTGGTTGTAACAACGGCTACAGCAACCGCGACATCGTTTGGGTTCGTGCTCACAAGGCGTGATGTCCCTGTGCTTGATGTACGAGCACTTTGACCGTCCTAAGTAACGACTGTTGAGTCGCTGTTCCGACCGAGTTGACCACTTCACGTTACCGGGCTCGTAATGACCATCGTTGTCTTTGCGATCAAGGGTCGTACCTTCGGGACGTGGGCCTAACTCGGCGATGAATTGGACGAAGCTGGTAAAGCGGAACTCTATTCCTCGACCGCCGTAATATTTCCACGCCTTGTCACGGGGATTACGGCAGCGATGCTGGGCGGACTTATACGAGTTGTACTCTCGGGCAAAGCGGGTGCGGTGACGATGTTGGCCGGGCATGAAATCTAATACTCAACATTTCGCCCCCTCCTAATTTGTTTTTGGCTCCCAAAATTTTTAGGGATACTTCCCCACGAATTCAGGTCGATTCAACATGTTCGTGTACCGCACCCCCGTTCTAAAGCATTCTGCCTATTAGGGATGTACTCCCCTTCGAAAGTGCCCCCTCCTGCCCAGAAACGGGCGAAAGGAGGGTGGTGGGGAAGTTCCACTTCCCAGCCATTGTTGATAACACAGGACTTAGCACGGATGGTCATACGTCCACTTGGTCTTGCCAGACAGAACGTCATCAACCTGATCCAGCAGGTCGATGCCTTTAGCCATCACAATTTCGATTGGAGTTGCTTGTCTGTCGCTCATGATTCTTGAGTGTCCTTGTGTTGAGCATGTGTTAACGCTTGTCGATGAGTAGCGTCTCATCAGTCCGGGGTGAGGTAGGTTGGTTGTCTGGCTCACTGGCTACACTGAGCTTGATGTGAGCGGCTTGCAGCCGACTCGATACCCAACTGTTGCTCTTACCAACAAGCCTCATGGTCTGCTCTACGTTCTGCGGCCCGATGTCAGCGCCTCGACCGAAGCCGTAGCTCAACTCGACTACTGTGCGTTCACTATCTGTGAGGTTGGCTCGGTTGAATAGCTTCTCAACGTCTTGCTGTGCTTCGAGTTGCGCCGATGTGTCGTCTGCTGTCAGTGCTGCTGTGGTGTGAGCTAAGCAATCGCTGTCCCCCACCAGTTCGTCTACGCTGTTCTCTGTCTGTTGTCTGCGCTTACGTTGTCCTTGCTCATCCTTGAGCAGGCTATTGACGATGCAGGTCTTGAGATACGCGGGATTCTTGGCTTTCTTGGAGTGCCGTCTTTGGGCGCTCAACACAGCGCAGTAAGCCGTCTGGTACATGTCATCACGATAGTCTGAGCCACGTCCCTCGAAGATGAAGTCGGAGATCGAGTAGGTTCGGATGAGCTTGTTCACCAAGCCCCAGATGAACTTGTCCATGTTACCGAGGGCTGTGGGTGGTTTGTTTGCTTGTGGATTGAAAGGTTTAAGTCGGGGCATCGTTGCGGTAGCCATTACTGTCCGTCCTTGTCGGGCCATTTGATGCTCCCAGAGTAAAACTCTGGGATTCCTGACTTGCCGATGTTAGACATAGGCAACCTCGTGGGCACATCCTGCCCCGATGTTGAGGGTGTTGATAGCGGCGTTTACGTCTCTATCGTGCGAGGCTCCACAGTCTCTACACACCCAACTTCTTACCGACAATCCCGCAAGTCCTGTAGGACCAGAGGGTCTCCCACATTCGTTACAGGTCTTGGTGGAATCTTTGGAAGCAGCCTCGATGAATGTCGTACCGCTTGTGGGCGACTTGTACGACAGCATCCCTCGAATCTGTGCGTGGGCTGAACTGCTCACGCTCTTCCCAAACTTCTTGGCTATTCCTTTGTGGTTATCCTTGCTCCACACGATGAGCACGTTTTCTGAAACTAATCGTGTCGTTAACTTGTGATTTCTATCTTTCTTGCGGTTGGCAACCCGTTCCTGAATGCGTGCAGCCAAATGCTTGTCGTGGCCACGTTGTGCTTGTGCCAATCGTTCTGCACTGGCTTCCAACTCCCGTGGGTGTTCGATGATTTCTCCGTCCGAAGTTGTCAGTAGATTCGAGAAGCCTGAGTCTATTCCAATTTCTCCATACCCAGTCCGCTCAATCTTCTTTGGCTCTGCATCTATGAACAGGCAGAGATACCAACCCGATGCACGTTTGACCATGCGACCGCACTTGATTTTGCCATCTGGAATGTCCATCTTGTAGAAGCGGACACTACCCAGACTCGGCAGAGTGATGCGATTACCTTTCGGAGCCTTGATGGGGTCAGGAAACGGAATGCTGGTGAGTTTGTTCCGCATTCCTTTAAGACGTGGCTTGCCAGCAATCTTCTTGAAGCAACGCTTCCACGCATCGTGCACAGTGCAGAGAACTCCCTGCAACGTGTGGCTAGGAATCTCCAGCCGCTCTCCGTGGTTCGCCAGTAGGTTCTGGAAATCGTTCTTGGAGAAATAGATTTTGTCCTTGGCGTTGAGTTCTATCTTTCTGACTGCAAAGTTGAACACAGAGCCGAGAATAGGAAGCCATGACTCAGCAATTCTTTCTTGTGTCTTGCACATCCGAAGTTTTAGTTGTGTCTGAATCACGGTATCCTCCTTTCTCCATCAAAGTCGTCGCTTACCCAGATTAAAAATCTGGGATTGCGCTCCTCAACTACCGTTCACGATGCGCTGTACCTCGCGCTCCATGTCCTCGATTTCCTCGATCTTTGCTTCATGCTCGTGGCAGTAATCGCCTTGGCAGGGTCGATCACATGTCACAGCAACGTCGCCCACAACCAACTCGTACTTGCACATGCTGAAGCTTTTGATAGTCATGAATTACACACCGTTAAACTCATCGGTCTCGCTTTGTCTGCGTCTGAGTAGCCCGGCGATGACTTGACCGCTTGAGTGATCCCACTTGTCTATCTCGACTGCCGCACCTGCGAAATCACCAGCGTTGAGTAGCTTGAGCATTGTGCTGGATAGGAAGTTGCCGACGCCGAGGTTAAAGACCCAATCGACCATTGCGTCGAACTGACCTTGAGTAAGGGAGACAGTCACATAGCGGTTTACAGCGATGCAGGCGGCTTGCACATCTTCGAGCAGCCAATCGTCGGCCTGTTGTTGGGTGATGGGGGGCGAAGCTGCGTTGATACCGAAGGTATGACCCCAGCCCTGAGTCCAAACACCCTTGATGTCTTGGTACGCAGTTAGAGAGCAGGATTCAAATTGCTCAGTGAGTTTCAGGCCAGAGGCGGAATAGTCCATACTCCCTAATACCGTCTTTTAGCCAATTCCTCCTTCGTCCAGATCACAATTGGGGCGGCGTACTTGGGCAAAGACTTGTCATGAATGCCTGTAAAGGTGGTCTCAATGTCCCGTTTAAGTGCCTCTACTTGCTCTGATGTGATGGGTGGGGTGTTGTCGCTCTCATCAAGGTCGGTTCTATGCCCCTTGCCCTTGCCTGCGTGGTTCGCATCGCCATACGTTCTCCACTTCTGGTAATGACGACCGCACATGCCACGGGCCGCGTATTTGCGCGTGCAGTCGCCAATGGTGCATTGCTTTGAAAGGTTCTTACGCGGAGTTCGCCATGCGATCCCGAGGAACTTAGCAACGTCTTCGAGACCTATGCAGTTTGGGTATGCCTCTTTGATGAGCTTGTAGAACCGCGCCGGGCCCATATCCATCCGCACATTCACCTCAGCGGAAGGTAAGTTCAGCCGAAGCAAGGCTTCAAGCTGTGTGCGGAACTCTTCAAGATTTGTGGGAGTTGGATTGCGGCTCATAGAGCCTAATACTCAGATCGTGCAGGCAGTGCATTTGCTCGATACAACCTGTCCGTGATTGCAGAAAAACTCGTTCATTGTTCCGCTCCTTCAGGATGTCCATCGCACGCTTGGTGTGACTCGCACAGCCAATCGTCGTAGACTTTGTTGCCATAGCGATCAATGCCTTCGGCACGACCACAGCCGCACGCATCGTGATTTATGGCGAGATACCGCCAACCGTTATAGCCTTGCGGCTTCGGGTCTGATGGTAGATAGATCACTTCTGCTCCTCGGTCGGCAGTCCAAAGGGAGTGCGACCATTGGTTTACCAGCCATGAAATCTCCGAGTGATTGTGGCTCATAAGGAGAGTTGGCTGCTGCGGCACGGGCGGCTTGAGTCGTGCGATCATGGTCGGCTTTGATCGCAGCGGCGACACGCAATCGGCGTGCTGCTTTCTCTTTGGGCGATGCCTTCGGATTGTACTTCTCATAAACCATAAACGTCTCCACGTCCATTATACCACAGTCGCATTTGATCTGTCACGTCACCGTCGTCGTTCTGCAATACCAGTTTGCCCACCAGACTTTGCAGGCTGGGTGCGTTGTTGCCTCGGAACAGAAGGTAGCCTTCGTCCCATGCTTCGCCGATCTTCGAGAGGCTCTATATCAACCTTGATGGTGAGTCTCATACAGTCGGGATGCGTCTCAGTGCCCTTCGGTTTGAAATCCCATCGAGCGCCTGCGAAGAATCCGTTATCGTTGAGATGTTGTCTCAACAGCCGGATCGCTTCATACAACACTGATGCGTCTGGTTGTTTCATGGCTCGACCCATTGTCCAGAGATGTCATCCCAGAACGCATCTGGCGTGTGTGGCTTTTGGTGGTACTCAGTCGCAAGATGGTTGACGACATCCTCAGCGTCCTCGCCGATCCAGTCTGGACAACGAACGCACTTGTACCCTGTAAATGGGACGATACCCTCACCCAATGGGATCATTTCACTCATGTTCCTTCTCCTTGGCTGGGATGGACGGGAACCCGTCCATTTCTTCATCCGCTCGTTTCTGTCCTCGGTCGGTATGTGGGAAATCAATTG